GAATCAGGTCAGAAGACTACTAGGCAAGAAGCAAAAGCTCATACCTTTGCACCCCTCTATGGAGCAACAGGATTTGGGAGAACGTCTGCTGAAGCAAAATATTATGAACAGTTCACAGAGAAGTACCAAGGTATCAAGTTATGGCACTCCAGATTGGCTAAAGAAGCTTTAGAGTCTCGCATGATAACTACACCATCAGGTAGACAGTTCTCTTTTCCTGATGTAGAAAGAAGAAGAAATGGCAGTGTGAGTCACTTTACACAGATAAAGAATTATCCTGTACAGTCATTTGCTACTGCTGATATAGTACCATTAGTGTTGGTACATATGGATGACATGTTAGCTAGATACAAGTCTTGTATAGTAAATTCTGTACATGACTCTGTAGTAATTGATATTCACCCTGAAGAAGTACAACAAGTATTGTACTTAATAAAACAACTCAATAGTAATTTAACTAGTATTATTGAGAAACAATTTAGAATTGAGTTTAATGTACCTTTATTATTAGAAGCAAAAATAGGTGATAATTGGCTTGACACTAAAGACGTTGCATGATATAACTATGAAACTTAATAAATAGAAAGGAAAAATATATGTCAGAAATAGTAAGTATAAATACCGATAACTATGCCGCTATGGCTAAAGCTATGGGTATATCAGGAGAATCTAGTGGTTCTTCTAAGAAGTCTAATAATTTAAATAGACTGAGAATATGGCACTCTCCATTGATGGGTTATGAAGAAGTCAATGGTAAAAATAAAAAGACAGAGGTAATAGAAGGTGGATCGTATCGTCTAGAAGTTATAGATGGTGACAAGTCTACATTTTATTATGCGAAAGAGCTGTCAATAAGACCTTTTGTGCAGAGATTTATGTATAGAAGATACCTAGCTAACTCCAATGCAAAGCAGGGAGAGCCAAAGGGTACTTACCATAGAACTATTATGGCAGATACTCTTAATATAGACTTGAAGGATAACACAGGTAAGTTTAATTGTGGTAAACCTACAGGTTATATAAAAGACTTCAAGGCATTACCATCTGATATGCAAGACTTGATTAGGCAGATAAAAAGAGTTAGAGTTGTATTTGGTACAGTTCAACTATCTAATCCTGTAGATGTAAATGGTAATGAAGTGACGTTAGGAGAAGTTCCTTTTATTTGGGAGATTGACAACAAGGATGCTTACAAAACAGTAGGAGATCAGTTTACTATCTTTAGTCAAAAGGAAAGGCTACCATTGCAACACAGGATTGAGTTCTACGAGACTACAGAGAATCCATTACCTAATGGAAGTAGTTTTTACACACCTAATGCAAGTGTAGATATTAATAAGTCCTATGATATAACAGAAGCAGAGCATAAATTGTTCTCTGATTTTATGGATTGGATTAAGAACTTCAATGACTATATTTATAAAGAGTTTGATGAGAAAGCCTATGCTAATCAGAAGACATCCTCTGATGAGGAAATAGAGACTGTTGAGCAGTTTATAGATGTAGAAATAGAAGAAGGAGTAGCCTAATGAGTCACCCTGCTGAACTGAAAGTACATCAGTATATGTCTGATGCTATAAATGGTAAGTCTACTATGTCTGAAGAAGTGATAGACCAAGTAGGCAATGACGTAAAGGATGCACTTAGAAAACAGTTTGGTGGGGGTAATCAACGTGGTGAATTTAGATTACGTATGTCCAACTTGGGCAAACCTACATGCCAACTGTGGTTTGAAAAGAACAAACCTGAATTAGCTTCTCCAAAGTCAAATAACTTTATGATGAATATGATGTTAGGAGACATTGTTGAAGCTGTATTTAAAGGGTTATTAAGGGGTGCAGGAGTTAAGTATGAAGAACCTGAACATGTAGCATTAGAAGTTGATGGCACAAAAATATCAGGAACTTATGACTTAGTAATTGATGGTGCAGTTGATGATGTTAAGTCTGCTTCAGGTTGGTCATACGATAATAAGTTTACTTCCTTTGATACTCTAAGGGAAGGTGATTCATTCGGTTATGTGAGTCAGTTAGTTGCCTACGCAAAAGCTGCCAAGAAGAAGATTGGTGGTTGGTGGGTAGTCAATAAAGCTAATGGTAAATTTAAGTATGTGTCAGCACAAAATGCTGAGGTAGACTATGAGATGAGAAGGATAAGAGCAACAGTGGAGACTGTTAAACATAATAAGTTTGAACGTTGCTTTGAGGATTCAGCAGAAACATGGCGAACTAAACCTACAGGAAACAGAAGACTAGGAGTTATCTGTGGCTTTTGTGACTACAAACACGCATGTTGGAAGAATTTAAAAGAGTTACCTTCTGTTATGTCAAAAGCTAAAATACCACCTATCGTATATTACACAGAGTTAAAAGAAGAGTACTTATAAATGTCTCCTCATAAGGTAAGACGAGAAGCAATAAAGTATGGGTATAGGAGTGGATTAGAGCATAAAATTTCTATGGCTCTTGATGTCATAAAATATGAATATGGTTATGAATCTATCAAGATAGAATGGGAAGATTTAGCTTATCGCACCTATACCCCTGACTTTATATTAAAGAATGGTATTATAATAGAAACTAAAGGTAGATTTTTAACTACAGACCGAAGAAAGCATCTGTGCATAAAGAAGCAACACCCTAAGCTAGATATTAGATTTGTGTTTACAAACAGTCGAAGTAAGCTAAGCAAAGGTGCGAAATCTACATACGCAGAGTGGTGCATTAAACACGGCTTCAGATACTATGACAGGATAATACCGGAAGATTGGCTTAAAGAAAAAGGTAAGAACAAACATTTACAGTTTATTAAATTTAAAAACAAAAAAATAAGGAGAGTATAATGATATTAGAAAACAGACCAGCAAGCTCATATTTTATAGAAATACAACCTAGAATGTTAGATTCAGATTGGACAGGTGAATTAGAAGTGAATATTATAACATCACGTGATAATCCACTACCTGAAGAGAGTAGAGCACATATGTTACATCTATGCCAACTAGTAGCTAGTACTGTAGCTTTGATGGAAAAGAGACCTGCTTTGATAGATGAACTAGAAGATTTCTTGAGTGAAGAAGATTCCTACGTAGAAACATTAAATAAGAAATCCGTATCTACTAGTGTGGATGATAATGTAATAACCTTAAACTTTAATAAGGAAACTAAACATTGACAGTAGCAGAGAAGGAATATATAAAAGATATGAGACATATGGAATATATGAAAATGATGGCAGAGAAGGAGAAATGTATGGCAAAGAAAGATATGGTTAATAGTCCTGAACATTATAATAAAGCAGGAATAGAAACTATTGATGCATTAGAAGCTATGTTAACTAATGGTTTTGATTATTATTTACAAGGTAATATATTTAAATACCTATGGAGATACAGGTACAAGAATGGTGTTGAAGACTTAAAGAAAGCACAATGGTATCTCAATAAATTAATTGAGGTCTACGATGGTAAGAGTTAAGATAATGATGACCGTTTCTGTAGACCCTGATGAGTACCCTATACCTTCTGATGGTAGGGTGGGGGATGAAATAGAAGATTATATTACAGATGTAATACACGAATTAGACGGAGTTAAAATAAAATATATGAGAAGTGTAACTGAGGAGACATAAATGCTTAAAAATTATTTACCAACAGACTACCAAAACTTCATAGCACTCTCTCGCTATGCAAGATGGAAAGACGATGAGCAAAGAAGAGAGAATTGGAGTGAGACTATAGATAGATACTTTGACTATATGGATAATCATTTAGTTAATAACTATAACTATACAGTTAGTAAAGCTCTAAAAGAAAAACTAACAAATCAAATAATGGCATTAGGTGTAATGCCTAGTATGAGGGCATTGATGACAGCAGGTCCTGCTTTAGATAGATGCCACGTAGGTGGCTATAACTGTAGTTATATACCTGTTGATAGTCCACGTTCATTTGACGAGTGTATGTATATACTTATGTGTGGTACAGGTGTTGGCTTCTCTGTTGAACGTGAGAATGTAGATAAGCTACCCATAGTTAATGAGCATTTTGAAGAGAGTACTACCATTATAAAAGTAGGTGATAGCAGACCCGGTTGGGCAAAAGCTTTACGTGAACTTATTGCTATGCTATATGTAGGGCAAGTGCCTACTTGGGATACTTCAGAAGTAAGACCAGCAGGTGCAAGACTAAAAACATTTGGTGGTAGAGCATCAGGACCTGCACCATTAGTTGAGTTATTTCAGTTCTGTATACAGAAGTTCAAGGGTGCTAAAGGCAGACGATTGTTTCCTATTGAGTGTCACGATTTAATGTGTAAAATAGGTGAGGTTGTAGTTGTAGGTGGGGTTAGACGTTCTGCCCTTATATCACTATCTAACTTAGGTGATGATCAAATGAGACATGCAAAATCAGGAGAATGGTGGGATGAACCTGAAAGAAATATCAAAAGAGAAGGACAAAGATCACTAGCTAACAACTCTGTTGCATATAAAGATAAACCTGAGATGGGTACATTTATGAGGGAGTGGACTGCTTTGTATGAATCAAAGTCAGGTGAACGTGGTATATTTAACAGACAAGCCGCTAAAGTTAAAGCATCAGAAAATGGTAGACGAGATATTGAGCACAAGTTTGGGTGTAATCCCTGTAGTGAGATTATACTTAGACCATATCAGTTCTGTAATCTTACAGAAGTTGTATGTAGAGTTACAGATGACTTAGTATCACTAAAAGAAAAAGTACGTATGGCTACTATCCTAGGTACGTTTCAGTCTACTCTAACTAACTTCAAATATCTAAGAAAGATATGGAAAGATAATACAGAAGAAGAAAGATTATTAGGAGTTTCCCTAACAGGTATTCTTGACTGCCCTATATGGAATGAAGAAATACTACAAATACTAAGAGATGTAGCAGTAGAAACTAATAAGAAGATGTCTAAGGATTTAGGTATTCCTCAATCAACTGCAATCACTTGTGTTAAACCTAGTGGTACAGTTAGTCAATTAGTTGACAGTGCTTCAGGTATTCATGCTAGACA